GTCCTTGAATATGAACTTTCTTTTACAGTTTTTTTATAGCTTTCTAGCCATAATTCTGCTGCTTCTTTGAAAGTAGTATTTGTACTTGTGGGCATTCCTGTTTTTTGTAATTCTAGTTCTAACCTAGAAAGTGCTGTTTTTGCTTCTTTTTGTGTTCTAAATCCTCTTTTAGTAGTATATTTTTTCTTTCCTGTTAGCGGATCAATACCGAGATAAGTTTTAAAGTACCATGCTTTTTCGCCATTTTTCTTTTTATATTGTTTTATCATTGCCATCAATATTACCCCTATTCAAATTCTAATTCTGCCATGCTATCATTGAAAAATTCGATCAGCCCTTGTTCCTCTATAAATTCAAGCCATATTTCCCTCCCGTTAATTAATGGAACTTCTTTTTCTTTACGAATTGTTTGATACAAGTTAGTCACGACTTGTTTCCACATTTCTAATACAGCTTTATCTATTTTCTTATCATCCCAGCGTTTTTTTGGGGGTCTATTTTTGTTTTTTTTAATTTGATAATTAGTAGCTTTGATGATAAATGTTTCGTATCCGGTTGTGTTTTTTTCTAACCATTCTTTGAATTCTGTATATATCATTTTTGTTCACCTTTCTATTTTCGAACGTATGTTCTTTTTTTGCTTAAAAAATTTTAGAGAGCTGCATAACAATAGATGCGAGCTTTTAATAATTCTTTCACAAGTGGTTCGAAGCGAACGCTTAAATTATTATCTTCTATAAATTTCATGTAATTGATATTGTGTGGTTCTAACTCAGACTTTGCAATATATCTATCTAATAATTTTTCAATCATGAAGCGATCAGCCTCATATTCCATTTTTGAATGGAGAGAGAATGCTAAGTTATATAAAAAATAATTATCATGATGTTTAGAAGCGTGTCCTAATTCATGTAATAAGGTTCTTTGTCTTCTATACTTAGATAAATTAGCTTTTATTACTATGGTATTCATACAAGCAACATAATAGCCATCGGCATCAAGGTTTTCACGCTCTTCTACCTTAACGCCGAGTTCATTAATTATCATTTCAATTTGACTGTCCAAATGACTCACCTACTTATTTAGTTATCTTTTTTCTCTAAATATGCTTCAATCATAGCTGATAGTATTTCCCTATCATTATCGGTGAGCGGTTTTCCGTCGCTACTCATAACAGATGCTAAAGCTTCTTCCACGGTTAGTTTTCTTTCCTCTGGTGCAACTCCCGCGTTAGGATCATCTGTGCGTCCTAGCAAATAATCTGTTGAAACATGGAAATAGTCAGCAACTGCATTTAGTTTATCAATGGATGGCTTACTCTTTTTCCACGCATAAAGTGAATTTTTACTAAAATTAAGTTTTTCTTCCAATTCGACAATAGATATTTTGCGTTTATCTGCTAACATTTTTACTCTCTCAAATGTTGTCATAATAATGATTCTCCGATCATGCCTAAAACACATCTTAAAAACTTTGTAGATAATCGTTGACATCTACAAAACTTTATAGTAATATATGTTCGTAAGCTAATTTAATAAGCTAACAAGCAATAAGAAAGACACCTAATAAAGTAAACAAATTCAAGGTCGGGAAACTTAGAATGTTAATTTATAGGGTAATTCTGTGCTTATTTAACTATGCACTTATTCTACAAAACTTTGTAGAAATTGTCAACAAAATTAGCTAATTTTATTAGCTTACAAATTTAAATAGAGAGAGAGGAAAAAAATGGAATCAGGAAAGAAATTAGAAGCAAATGATTTAGATATCGAAAATAGACAAAAACTTCAATTGCTTGAAATGTATGAAAGAGCTTTTGATGGCCCAGAACAGCAATTAAGTTTAACTGCTGTTACTACATTTAATCATTTGGCAGATAAATACAAAAAAGAGGAAATCTGCGTAATTGCAGAAATCCTCAAAGCGTTAGCTACAGCCCCAATTGTTTTGCACGTTTGATTTTTTCTTGGACAGAAGGCTCATTTTGTTTCGCTTCATTCAGGGCAACATTATTCTCGTTAGAAGCGTATGTGTATGCTTCTTTGAATAACTTGAATTTTTCTTGAACGGTTAATTTTGAATCTGAAGAAGAGACAACAGCTAAAGCAAACTCTTTTGGATCAAACTTAAAACTACTATGTTTGACGATGAAAAAATACGATTAATCCAAGCTGTTCCTGAGTCGGATGCCATCATCGTTATATGGATTCGATTACTAGTTTTAGCAGGAAAGACTAACGACGATGGTCTGATATATATCCAGAGGAACATGCCTTATACCGAAGAAATGCTTGCTACATTGTTTGGCAAAAACGTAAATACGGTTCGCTTAGCGCTAACTACATTGGCAAATTTCAACATGATTGATCTAAGCAGTGATGGACTAATTGCCATCAGTAATTGGGAAAAACATCAAAATATCGAGGGTATGGATAAAGTAAGGCTAAAAAATGCTGAAAGAAACCGTAAATACAGGGAAAGAAAGAAACAGGAACGTCTCAAATTGGAAAATGACGTTAACGTGACGTCACGTGACGGTACAGATAAAGATATAGAAGAAGATAAAGATATAGATAAAGAAGAAAAGAAAGGTAAGTATTCTGACGAACACTTACGCCTTGCTAAAAAATTGCAAAGTAATTTAACTGAAGATTTTCCAAAAGAAATGAATAAAGTAGATATCGAAAAATGGGCAGACACAATCAGGTTGATTGAAGAAAGAGACAAAGCGTCTATAGAAGCGATTGAGTATGTGATCAATTGGCTACCTACAAATGAATTTTGGTTTGGAAATATTAGAAGTGCTAAGAAATTGAGAGAAAAATTTGAGAAGCTCAAATTCGAAATCAAAGCAGACAAGAAAAATCATAAAAAGCAAAGTCAAAAACTACAGTACAGCAATCCTAGTGAATATGACGACTTGCCAATTTAAAAAGGAGATGCATCACATGGAAAGCCTAGCAAATGCTATGGAGAAGCTAATAAGAAGAGTATTAGTGCAAAGCGGAAAATGTCCAGAATGTAGCGAACCTTTGTATAGTTGGCGAGCTAAAAATAAGGATGGTTCAGAACGTTGTAAACCAACATGCATGAGTTGTGGTTATAAAGCGTTACGTGTGAAAGAGGATATACAGACCGAAAGGATATATAACGACAGCTTAAAAGCACGAGCGTTGAGTTTTTTTCAAAATGGTTCGGTTTTAACAGATAAAACTTTGTTTAAATGCAAAATGGAGAATTATCACGTAGTGGACCAAGAAACGAAAATTGCTTTAGAAAGAGCTAAAAGCTTTGTAAATGATGTCTTACTGAACCATCCTGCACATTTCATTCTATCAGGGAAATCAGGAAGCGGAAAAAGCCACTTGTCAATGGCGACAGCTTGGGCAATACTTGAGCGCTCAAATTATGACAAGAAAATACTTTTTATAAGCTATCAAGAGTTATTAGAGCAAATAAAGTTTTCTTATAACAATGCTGAACTGAGAAAAGAAATTGAAGGATCGCTTATAGCCGATATTAAAACAACTGATTTGGTGGTTTTTGACGATATTGGAGCTGAATTAGGTAGTGGGGTATCAAATAGTAGGCAGTTTACAAACAACACGTTAAACACGCTCTTAGAAGCCAGACAGAACAAGGCAACGATTATCACAACAAACTTATCTGGTCCTGAACTAAGAGAAGCCTACGGTGAAAGAATTGTTTCTAGGATATTTAAGAATTCAGAAGGTTATGCGCTGAAATTCCAACAAACAGCAGACAAGCGCATAAAACCAGTGAAAGGTAGTATCGCATGAATAAATACCGTAATAAAAAAACTGTTCATCGAGGTATCAAGTTTGATTCTATCGCAGAAGCAGAGTATTACGATCTAGCCTTATGGCAAGCTGAAGCGAACGGCTGGAAAGTAAAACTTCAGGAACGATTTGAGCTGATGCCGAAATTTGAACTAGACGGAAAGAAGTATCGCAAGATCGAGTATATTCCCGACTTCACATTTTACAAAAGCGGCAAGCTGGTCAAAGTCGTAGATGTTAAAGGGATGCAGACAAAAGATTTCAAAATCAAAGCGAAAATCTTCTGCAGTCAATATCGAGTACCGCTGATCTTAGCGAAGAAATATCGGAATACGTTCAAGGAAGAGCGTTTTTAACGAGGTGGTCCATCATGACAACAGAAGAAGTGATTCAAATGCGTATTCGAAGCATTCAACGTGAGATTGACGATCTGGAACGAACAAAGGCAGTGATGGTCAATGAAACGGCTAGAAAGGCAATCGATTTGCACATAGAGAATTTAAGAAAGGAAATTCGTAGATTGGAGGAATGAGCGTGGATAAGAAAGCAGCAATGAAACGAATTGCTGAATTAACCAAGTCAGAATTTTGGCAGGAAGACAAAGAAATAGTTGCAGAAGTCCAGAAGCTTGGCAAATCAATGTGGACTGAAAAGTCTAAACGGAAAACGCCGAGAAAAATTGCAATCTGGCATGGTGATCGAATTCTAGTAACAGGTACTGCTGAACAGTTATCTGAAATTACTGGATTAAGCAAAAACATTATCTGGGATAGAGCTAGGAGCTTATGGATTGATTCAAAAGGACGACAGTTTAGGTATGTGGAGGAGAAATAATGAACGAACTAATCACAAAAGTAGAGAAGTGGGCAAAAGATAAGGGATTGGATCATGCGGATCCAAAAGCACAGTTTTTGAAAGTAGCAGAGGAATTCGGGGAAATCGCTTCAGCAATGGCAAGAAGTAATGATGAGTTATTTAAAGATAGCGTAGGAGACGTAATCGTCACTCTGATTATCCTTTCCATGCAAAAAGGGACAAATGTACAAGAGTGTTTAGAAATGGCGTACAACGAAATCAAAGGACGCACAGGGAAGATGGTAGATGGTGTGTTCGTGAAGTCGAGTGATTTGGAGGAAGCGGAATAAATGTTCAAAATAGCATTTTATCTGTTCGATTACAAAGATGGTTCGTTTAAGAAAGTTTATTTCCATCACTGGAATGATAGCAAGCCAGTTTTTACAAAAAAACAAGAGGAGAGCTCAGGAGTATTTTGATGAAAGATCAGCAAATAAAGATATAGTGCAGTTAAAAAAAGCAGAATCACCATCTGCGAAAACATTGTCAATTCGATTGGAGGAAAAAGAATGAAACTAAAAGACGGATTTTACGCTAGTAGTCATGGTATCGGCGGTTTAATGCTAGATATGCCGACAAAGAACCCTAAAACACGTAAGAAACCAAAATTCAAAGTCGGTGACATGGTTCGCTGCGAAGCAGAAGGGTTCATCTATCCGTTTCGTGGATATGTAGAACACGTCTATAATCACTCAGCAATCATTCGTATCGAAAATACAATGAAGTGTGATCGTTCGACTGCAAAACACAAGCATTATTTAGCTGTAGCGAGATTGGTGGATATGGAGGTTATAAACAATGAAATTTAAAATCTTTGAAGAGGACACACGCTGTGAATTAGAAAAAGAATTAAACGATTTTGCGAAAAACAACGAGATTCAGCATATATCTTTAGCAACTTCTAAGAGAGGTTATACAACTTACTATGCAGCTGTTGTGAGCTATGTAAGTCGAGAAGTGTAACTCGGCAAATAAAAAAGCCGGATCGCTCCGACTGATGTAATAAATCCGACAAGTTTATTATATCACATAAAAGGAGCGGTTTGACTTGATGCAATTGTTACGAGAGGTAAATTTCAAACAGACAAGATGTAATGCGAGAGATGTGCTGAAGAACTTTCGGCGTTTGGAGCGGATGGCAGATCGCTCTTTGATAGATATTAAGTCGCCGATTATTACGGATATGCCGAAGGCACCGAAGCACGGCAATAAGGCAGAGGACGCGATCATTCAGATGATGGATATAGAAGCGGAGAGAGACGCGATTTTAGCGGCTTTGATGGCTCTCAGTCTGATTAGTCGTCAGATACTCTATTACAGCTTTTGTGTGCCAGATAGCTTCTCAAACTACAGAATTAGCCGTGAAGTGGGTTATTCAGAAAGAAGTATACAACGGATGAAGTCGGAAGCTCTAATAGAGTTTGCAGAAGCATATAAACACGGAAGAATAATTGCTTATAAATAATTTGGCGGTTTTTTGGCGGAATGATGGCGGTTTTTAGCTATTTACCAGTGATATTATGGTAGTGTCGAAAGATTAGTGATAGGTCTAAGACAAAATAATAATAAAAGGAACATCGTTTTATTATTGTTTCACAATTAAGCTTCGATAGACAGCAACGGAAATATTAAGAATAAGGATGTGAATTTTAACTCCTTCTAAATTGTTCTTATTATCTATCATCCGTTGTTGTCTATTAATTTATGTATTGGAGGGAAAACGAATGGATAAAGAAATCAAAGCAACTGTCAAATTAGATTTGACTGAACTAAAAGAACTGCTCAACAAGGCTAGTGACCAAGTCGAACAGTTACAAGAAACTTTAGATGAAATTGCTAATTTTAAAATCCAAGTTTCAAATAGAGAAGCAGATGAAACTGCTCCTCAAGACAGTGATGGAAACACGTATCGTGGAAAATCAGTAGCAAATTACTAAAAAATATTTTCATTGATCCAGTTCCATTGTTTTTTAGTTAGCCATCCGCTTTTATTGTTGACGACTTCGATGATAATCATACGATCGTTGACGTCTAGGTGAGGTTTTAGCTTTTCTAGTATTTGTTGGGGAGTATAGTTTGATGTTATCAAAAATGCGGATTCTAAGTACTTACACCATGCGCTACTTAGGTCTCCTTTGATCAATTCAATGATTTTATCGTATTTTTGACCAGGAGTATTAAGATCGTAAGTTATCAAATATGGTTTTTTCATAAAGGTTCTCCTTTCTTCCTTATTTCAGCGGACCACTCGCTGATAACTAAAATTATACGCTTAGTATTTATTTTCACAATATTAATTTGTCACTGTGGCGGAAAGGGTAGACGCTTAAAAATAAGGTCAATACGTCGAGGGATAGCCTTAACGTTTTATGATTTGACCATGCAATGTTCGATTCCTTGCCAGTAACTTAAGGAACCTACGGAAACAATTCATCTTATCGGATGCCGATGAATTGGCTGACTAGTCGGGATGCCACTAGCAGTTAAAAGGCATAAAATACTAGCGCAGACGTGCGCCACTCTCAGGTGTAGGTTAGGAGAGAAACATTAGTTGGGGTTATTAGGAATACGATAACCTGCTTGCGACAAAGCTTTGTACTGTCGCGTTTGTCATGAACAGAGACGGTATTCTGTTTCAGTATTCGTTAGCAACCGAGGGATGTGGCAGTGGTGAGGTGCAGGAAGTATTAGACTTGTCTGTGTGTAGGTTGCTATTACATAGTTGGTTAGATTGAGATTTGGGATTCGGTACAAATGAATCGTCAAATGTCTCAAGCACAGGATCGGAAACGTCCCTGCCTGTGCATTACATATTAGATCACTCTTTGAGTGGTCTTTTTATTTTGGAAAGAGAGGATTTTAAAAAATGGATAATGAAAAATTTATTACTAAATGCAAACAATTGGTAGCAGACTATGCAAATGAAAACTTTGATAAAACAGATCAAACGCAGATTACAATGGACGATGTATTTGTTGTTTGGTCCTGTAAGACGCTACAAAATAATAAAGCGTTGCTGAGTACTACGGTATCGGACGGAATGTATTACGAGCTAACGTATAACGGCGATAAATCAGAAATCTATTTTGATGCCTACAAAAAATGGGAAAACAAAGCGATCAAAGTCTAGCACACGCTAGGCTTTTTCTTTACATAAAGGAGGCTACATAATGAGGAACTGAACTACTGGTATGTATCGCTAACTAATGAATATCCTCGAACCATTGATGATTGTTCAGTGCGTGTTGTGCGTTCTGTACAAATCAAAGGGAAGTACTCTATTGTCGAAATGACCAGAGAAGCTACGCCAAATGAAATTGATAAATGCAAACTTATTTATTGCGGTCATGGTTTCTTTGATGAACCAAACATTCAAAATAATATTAACAAGAATTTGAGGGATTAGAATGCAAGAAATGGCTTAAAAATCTCCAATCAGGACAAATTAAGTTAGACAAAGTTTCAGATTTAAAGATATTGATAATGATTAACAAATATGACTTGTCTCCTGATATACTTAAATAAAATATATTAGGAGTGAAATACTATGGGTGACGGAGCATGGGGATTTTTAGGCGTTATTTTCTCAGTTATTGTAAGTTGGTGTATAGCACACAAAAATTTGAAGAATACTGTAGAACAAAATCAGCAAAATAGAAAAATTCAAGAAAAACTTGAAAAAAACCAAAGAGATTTTCAGAACAGTATAAATAAAAGTCGAATAGAATTTGAAAGGGAAATGACTCAAAAACAAATAGATGCCAATTTAAAAGCAAAAGCAAGAATAGAGTGGATAAGTGAAGTCAGAAGGTTGGTTTCTGAATATTTAGTAGTAATTCATAAAGTTGGAGAATTGTTATTTTTGCTGAAGGAAAATAATATTAAAAAAAAGCAGGAAATAAGGAGAAATCAAAGTACACTTGGGAAAGATTCGAGAGAAATCCTTGAAAGCAATAAACAATACGCAATAGAAACGGATCTCAACGAAAAAGAACGAAAGAAACTACTATCAGAACTCGAAAATCAGAAATATAAAGCTTTAGCTATTTCAGAACAATTAGTATTGTACTTTTCTAATCAAAAAGAGCATGAAAAAATTAGAAAAAGCTTGAACAATATCAAGGAAATAATTATAGATATATACAATAAAGCTTATGGACCGGATATTAGTGAGACTTATTATGATGAAAAAAGTCCAATTCTAAATGAAAATTCCGAAGAATTAAGTGAAGAAATTGGTAAATATTTAAAAATAGAATGGGACAGAGCGAAAAAAGGCGAATAGAAAAACAAAACTCAACCTAAATAGATTGTGAGGTGGTGTGTATTGAATGGCAAGACAACGTGATCCAAGACGTGATGAAGCCAAAAGAATTTGGTTAGAATCCAACGGAGAAAAGCAGTTAAAGGAAATTGCATCTGAATTAAATGTTTCAGATTCTCAAATTAGAAAATGGAAATCGCAAGATAAATGGAGCGCTGAATTGAAAAGTAACGTTACCAATGGCAAAAGTAACGTTACTAATCAAGGTGGCGCTCCTATTGGTAATCAAAATGCTAAAGGTAACAAAGGAAACAGCAGAGCATCACCACCTAAGAGAAACAAGAATGCTTTGAAAACAGGCGAATATGAAACAATATTCTTTGACACGTTAAGCGATGACGAAAAGGACATCTATTCAAGTTTGGATGATGATCCTTCTTTTGTTTTGTCTGAGGAAATACGGTTGTTAAAGATACGCCAGTTACGAATGATGAAACGGATAAAAGAAGCCGAGTCAGGTTTAAACGATGAAGAGGTTGATCGCCTGCAACAAATGCGAAAGATTAAAACGCCAATCGAAAAGGATGGTAAAAAGCTAGAAATCAAGCGTGATGTTATGCAAGACGTACAGGTCTCAAGAAAGACTTATCGAAAAATAGATGACATTTTGTCTATTGAAGATGCGCTTACTAGAATCAGCAACCAATTAACGAAGGCAATCAAGCAGCTTAATGCATTAGCTACAGAGGAATCAAGAAACAAAGTATACAACAACCAAGCGAATAAGCTTGAAGTTGAAATTGATATGCTGAAACTAAAAGCTGATTTGTTACGCAATGATTCTGAAAAATCTACCGAAGAAAAACTTGATGAATTGTTAGAAAAGATTAGTGGTGAATTAGATGGCACTAGTTGAGATTTATAACCCAAAGCAAATCGACGTGTTAAATAAAACCATTAAGAATGATTGGTTTATTACTTTATTACATGGAGCAAAACGTTCTGGGAAAACAAAAATAAACAATGATTTGTTCTTGTTTGAATTGCGACGTGTGCGAAAGATTGCCGATGAAGAAGACATTAAGGAACCAATGTATATCCTAGCTGGAGTTTCAAGTGCAACAATCCAAAAGAACATCTTACAGGAGCTATACAACATGTACAGCATAGAACCTAAATTCGATAAACATGGAAACTTTAAGCTATTTGGCGTTAAGGTCGTACAAGCTTATACAGGAAACATTGGCGGTGTTGGTGCAATTCGTGGTATGACAGCATATGGCGCTTATATCAATGAGGCATCGCTAGCTAGACAAGAAGTATTTGCTGAAATCGTTTCACGTTGTTCAGGAACAGGAGCGAGAATCCTAGCTGACACAAACCCTGACAACCCGGAACACTGGCTAAAGAAAGAGTATATCGACAATTCAAGTAAAAACATTCAATCTTTCCACTTTGAATTGGATGATAATACTTTTTTATCTGAACGCTATAGAAATAATATTAAAGAATCAACTCCAAGTGGGATGTTTTATGATCGCGATATCAAAGGACTATGGGTTTCTGCTGAAGGTGTCGTTTATCGTGATTTTGATGCTAGCAAGCACTACATCCAGTCAAAAGACTTGCCACCTTTGAGCAACTTTTATTGTGGTGTTGACTGGGGATATGAACACTGGGGTTCAATCGTAGTTATAGGTGAAACGGATGACGGAACAGCTTATTTAATCGAAGAACATGCTACTCAATTTGAAGAGATTGATTATTGGGTAGATGTAGCAAAGGGCATTCAGCAGCGATATGGCTTGCGAACGCCTTTTTATTGTGACTCAGCAAGGCCGGAACATGTAGCTCGTTTCCAAAGAGAAGGAATAAAAGCGATTAACGCCGATAAAGCAAGGCTGTCGGGTGTTGAATCTGTAGCAAAGTTGTTTAAGACAGACAAATTATTTATCTGTAAAGATAAGGTCCGGAAATTCCGTGACGAGATTTATCAGTACGTTTGGGATAAGAAAAAGGGTGAACCTATCAAAGAGTTTGATGATGTGTTAGATGCTTTGCGGTATGCAATCTACAATTATTATAAGCCTAAAGCGAAACTAAAATCATTTAAAGGAGGGATTTAGTTGGATGTAAAGCCAATCAAGTTATATTCACTTATCCTAGAGACAAAGAAATTAACCAAAAGACAGTTATGGAATTTATCGAAAAGCACAAACAAGAAGTTGAGCGTTACAAATATTTAATGAACATGTATAAAGGACAAGCGGAAATCTTTGACTATCCAGCAAAAGATAAATACAAACCCGACAATCGGATCTCAGTGAATTTTGCGAAATTCATTGTAGATACGTTTGTCGGATATTTTAATGGAATCCCTATTAAAAAGGCTCACATCGAAGAGCAAGCTATTGAAGCACTAAGACAATTTGATAATGCAAACGACATGGAGGATGAAGAAAGCGAACTTGCTAAAATGACATGCATTTATGGTCGTTGCTATGAGCTAGTTTATCAAAATGAATATGCTGAAACTTGCGTGGTGTACAACTCGCCTGAAGACATGTTCATTGTCTATGATGATTCAATCAAACAAGAACCTTTATTCGCAGTCAGATATGGCTTTGATGAGGAGGGAAGTATTTATGGAGATGTTTATACTAAAGAAAGTATCCATGAATTGTCTGGTAAGGTTGAAAATGTCGCCTTAAGTGAAGGGAACCCAAATCCTTATAATGCGTTACAAGTCATTGAATACATCTTAAATGAAGAGCGAATGAGTGTATTTGAATCAGTGGTCACGTTGATTAATGCGTTCAATAAAGGCATCTCTGAGAAATCAAATGATGTTGAGTATTTCAGCGATCAATACTTAGCGTTTCTAGGTGCGGAAATAAACACTGAGGACTTAGAGAACATCCGTGATAATCGAATTATTAATTACTTTGGAGCAGGCGGTGATACTGTTGAAGTCAAATTTTTAGATAAACCAGACAGCGATGCTCAGACAGAAAACCTATTGGATCGATTAACGAAATTAATATTTCAAACATCGATGGTTGCAAACATTAGCGATGACAGCTTTGGAACTTCGAGTGGGACGGCGCTGGCTTACAAGTTGGAAGCGATGAGTAACCTTGCTTTGGCGTTTCAAAGAAAATTCCAGTCGGCGCTGAATAAGAGATACCAGTTATTCTTTAGCCTGTCTACTAACGTGCCTGAATCGCTTTCTAAAGCATGGAGAGGGATTGAGTACACATTCACTCGTAACGAACCTAAAAACGTTTTAAGTGAAGCTCAGACTGCTGCACAATTAATGGGAGTGACTAGTGAAGAAACAGCGCTTAGCGTTCTTTCGATTGTTCCAGATGTTAAAACGGAATTGGAAAAAATAAAAAAAGAGACAGCAAAAGCAGGCGTATTCGATAGTGATAAGGATTGATTGAATGAAATCAACTGATTATTGGAAAAAACGAGAGAAAGAATGGCAAAGGCAACAGATACGAGATGACAAAAAACGAATGGCAGAGATTAAGAAACGCATTCAGGATGCACAGGATGCGATTCAAAAAGAGATAGATGCGCAGTGGGATAGATTTTCTAATGGGCAAAAAATCACTCGTAGCGAAGCAATGAAGCGTTCTAGTGAGTTAGATGTTAAAGCCTTTGCTCGAAAAGCGAAAAAATACGTTAAAGAAAAAGATTTTTCGCCGACAGCAAATCATGAGCTAAAACTATACAATCTCACGATGCGAGTTAATAGACTTGAGCTATTGAAAGCGAACATAGGACTTGAAATGATTTCGTTGTTTGATGAGCTAGACAAGTATTTTTCAAATGAATTGACCATTGCTGGTCTGGCGGAGTTAAAAAGACAAGCGGGCATCCTTGGAATGACAATTGCGAAGGATGGATTCGCTAAATTAGTAGAACAAGTGATCAACAGTTCGTTTAATAGCAGTGGAGTTAGATTCAGTGAGCGCTTGTGGATGTATCAAGTGGAGCTGAAAGCAGAGTTAGATCGTTTACTCGTGCGTAGTGTCACGATGGGGTTAAATCCGAAACAGCTAGCACCTGAGCTATCTAAGTTCTTAACTGATGAGGGTCGAGAGAATACGAAATTCCAAACTCAACGCTTAATGGTTACAGAAACAACAAGAGTACAAACTGGTATTCAAGAGAAAAGTTATAAAGATGCGGATATATCTAAATACATTTTTATAGCAGAGCCTACAGCGTGCAAAATATGCGGTACGATTGATGGCCATGTATTTGACGTGGATGACATGCAACCAGGTAGCAATGCTCCTAACATGCACCCGTTCTGCAGATGTAGTACAGCTCCGTATATGAATTAGTCTCCCAAGACATTAAATGCGAGAAGCCTCCCACGGCGTAAAATGCGAGAAAGAAAGGAATTTAACTATGAAAACACCATTTTTAATGCCAATGAATTTACAGTTTTTTGCGGATGATCCAGCAGACCAAACAGGAACCAGCACAGATGACACAGGAACAAATTCAGGAGCAAAACAGGAAGAAAAATCTACTGCAGGAGATGACAAAACGGACGATAAAGAGCTGGATTCTGAAAAAGTTGTCGAAAAACTACAAAAACGATTGGCAAGCAAGACAGCAGCAGAGAAGGAAACTAAGACACAACTTGAACAAGCCTTAGCCCGTATTGAGGAGCTGGAAAAAGGCGGAAAGAAAGGTGTCAAAGATCTTTCAGATGAAGAGAAAGCAACGAAAGCACAACAAGAAAAAGATGCTGAAATTGCTGAACTAAAAGCAAAGATTAAAATTGCTGAAGCAACACAGCAAGCGGATGAGGTTCTTAAAGAAGCTGGTTTAACTGTTGGAAAAGATATTTTATCAATTGTTGTTTCAGAAGACGATGTCCGAACGCTAGCGAATGTCAAAGCTCTGATCAATTACACTCAGGATCAGCAAAAACAGTGGGAAATCAAACGAAACACTGGGTCAACTCCCAAAAAAACACCAGGCGCAACGGAAACCGATCCGTTCAAAGCAGTGTTAAACAAATATTAAATGAAAAGAGGAAATATGTATGACGATTAAGTATTATACAAAACAATATGCAGGTATGTTACCAAACTTGTTCGAAAAGAAAGCAGCATTCTTACGAGCTTTCGGAGGAACTTTACAGGTTAAGGATGGCATCTCTCAAAAGGATACATTCTTAGAGTTAAAGATTTCTGACACGGATGTAGTAATTCAAGAGTACTCAACAGATGCAAATGTAGGATTTGGTACAGGTACTGGTTCAACGAGTCGTTTTGGAGTACGTAAAGAAGTGAAATCAGTAGATAAAAACGTACCTTACGAGGCACCTTTGTCGATTAACGAAGGGATCGATGATTTCACTGTAAATGATATACCAGCGCAAGTTGTTGCAGAACGCTTGGCGTTGCATGGTGTAGCTTGGGCGCAACACGTAGATGGAATGCTAGGTAAAGCTATTTCTGACAATGCAAGCGAAACATTGACTGGCGAGTTAACAGAAGCTGGTATTGCTAAGTTGTTTGCAGATGCTCATAAGAAATTTGTGAACAACGGGGTTTCTTCTAATATCGCTCACGTAGCATATGTTACATCCGATGTACTAAACTTCTTAATTGATTCAGATTTGGCAAAAACGGAGAAAAACTCTTCTGCGAATGTTGATGAACAAACGTTGTACAAATTCAAAGGGTTTGTATTAATTGAATTGCCTGATGCTAAATTCCAAACAGGCGAGCAAGTTTACTTTGTCGCTGATAACGTAGGTGTAGCTGGTGTGGGTATTCAAGTGGTTCGTACAATGGATTCAGAAGATTTTGCTGGTACTGCATTGCAAGCCGCTGCAAAATATGGCAAATACATTCCGGATGTTAACAAGAAAGCGATCTTGAAAGCGAAATTAACTGAACCAGTTCCGGCTGGTTAGGAGGTAAATTAAATGGCTAAGTTTGAAGTCAAAAAGACTTTTCGTGATATTCACACAGCTGAGCTTTATGAAAAAGGCTCAGTTGTGGAATTAACAGTAAAACGCGCTGATGAAGTGACTAAGAATTTAGATGAGTCATTTTTAAAGCGATTGGACGATAAAAAGTAGGTGATTAAATGATTATCGCTGAAGATGTTAAAGAGTTACTGTCAGGGAATATTGATGACAAACTCGAAGTTATCGAACGACGTACGAAAGAACGCTTAGTAAGCCTTTTGAATGTTGAAGAAGTACCTAAAGAGTTTGACTATATCTCGTATGAAGTTACGCTGAAACGGTTTAATAGAATTGGCCAAGAAGGAATGCAGTCATATTCTCAAGAAGGTTTGTCGATGGCTTTTCCAGATTCGGATTTTGATGAGTATACTGACGTGATTGACGATTGGAAAAATCGTAATGACTTGGAGTCCAAACGAGGGAGGTTTCGATTATATTGAGATATAACGATGAAATCACCCTCGTTCAGCCTTCATCTGATCAGAAGTACGATGCAGATAAAGGCGAATGGATAGACGCTGATCCAGTGAAGATAATTACGGTTGCAAACGTTACTGACGTAGGCACAGATAGAAGTGTAACGATTTTTGGAAGTATTCAAGAAGGAGCAAAAGTCATTCGGACAATGCCTCTTTTTTCTTTGCCAAAATACGACTATATCGAATACAACGGTAAAACTTATCAGGATGTGGCCGTTCGTAATCCTGCATTTAGACATAGCATAATTGTGCAAGAGGTGATTGTGGATGAAGGCACGACTTGAATATAAAGGAATCGATCAGCTGATGCGACATCTGAAAAAAGCAGCAACGCTTAATGACGTTCAAAAAGTCGTGAAAAGTAATACTGCTGAAATGACTGAACGAATGCAAAAAGGTGCGCCAGTGGATACAGGTTACTTACGAAGATCAATAAACATGAATCTTTTAGAAGCTGGTTTAACTGGTATTGTAGGACCGACAGCAGACTATGCTCCTTATGTAGAATATGGAACTCGCTTTATGTCGGCCCAGCCTTATGTTAGACCAGCTTTTAATTATCAAAAAGTCAAATTTATGGCTGAAATGAAAGCCTTGGTGAAATGATGATTAAGACAAGAGATCAGTCGATTTTTGATGAACTTTTTAAAATATCCCAAAACAAACTTGGATATAAAACATACGATTACAAAACTTTAGAGGATGTTGGTTACCCCTTTGTGGAATTTGAGAACACTCAGACCATCCATGAAGTAAATAAAACTGACATTAAAGGGTCTGTGATTGTGGTTTTATCCGTTTGGGGATTACAGAAGAAACGAAAGCAGGTGTCAGATATGGCATCTGCTCTTTTTAATGAAGCTAGATTGATAGAAGCCACAGAAGGCTATTATTGGGCTTTAAATTATCAAGCAAGTGGAATTCAAGTGATGGACGACACAACAACCAATACGCCCCTAAAACGAGCGGTTGTCACACTTGAATTTAGAATTAGATAGGAGGAAGAACGTGGAAGCATTAAAAGGTATTGATGTCATTTTGCTTTATCGCTTATTGAAAAAAGAAACTCAGGAAGCTGCTTGGAAAATGGCATTTCAAACAGAACATGAAAATGGATTATCAAGAGATTCAGACTCTACAGTGACAAAAGACGGAAACGTTCAAAGTTTAAGCCCGGTTGAATATGATTTTTCGGCTACTTCAATAGTTGCCAAAGGCGATTCTCATGTAGATGAAATGAAACAAGCCTTATTAAATGGCGATATCATTGAAATTTGGGAAATCAACAAAGCAGAACAGGGCACAGATGATGATGCAAATAAGTACAAAGCTACTTATTACCAAGCATATGTGTCTGAATTTACTCCATCAGCTACTGCAGAGGATAACGTTGAATTAAGTTTATCATTTGCAGTAAATGGTGTTGGTCAAGATGGTTATGCAACCTTGACAGAAGATCAAGCCGATGTTGTTCAATATGCATTCAAAGATACCGTGAAAGCAACTTCGACAGGAGCATAAGAGGGCTTAGATGCTCTCTTTTTTATTTTAGGAGGATGAAAAACATTGAAATTAAAAATTAAAGGTAAAGAATATTCGTTTAAATTTGGCACTAAATTTGTACGTGAATTAGACAAAGTGATGCCTTTCATCGATGGAAATATGGAATTCGGAATGGGACTCTCAGCAAAAGTCTTACCGGAATTACGTTCTTATAATGTCAACACGTTGTCACGAGTCTTAGAAATAGCAAATAGAACAGAAGAAGAAACTATTACGTTGGATGAAATGGATGATTACATCGATGAAGTTAAAGACATCGAAAAATTGTTTGATGAAGTCCTAAAAGAATTGGCGGAGTCGAACGCGGGAAAGTTAGCGGTCCGAAACCTGAATCAGAAATTGAAAGAAGCGGAAAAACAACAAGCGGAATAGATTCTGCACTGGCATACGAACAAATTCTTATCAACTCTTTTCGATATTTGGGAATAAACAATATCTCAGATATCGAAAGAATGACTTTATATGAATACAACATTCGTATGACTGCAGCCCAGTTATCTTGGCTTGACAAAGAAAAGTTGATTCACGAATTAGCGTGGGCAAATCAGCAAGTCCAAGCGGAGAAAAAAGTAGGCAAAAAGACAGTTCCTGTATATCGATCCTTTGAAGAATTCTTTAATTATCAAAAAATCGAAGATTCAATCATGGGAGTTTCCGAACTTTCAAAACAAGATAAAAAATTCCAAAGCTTACTAACTAAAGCTAATTCTTGAGGAAAGGAGGAAAAACATGGAACAATTTTCTGTTGAAGCCTTATTAAAAGCCACAGATAGTGGATTTGTAAAGACTTTTAAAGATGCGCAAGATGCTGTTAAAACTTTTGAAAAGAATTCAAATAGTATGACAACCGCTGTTGGTAAAGTGATGCAAGGTACTGGTGCCGCAATGACAAAGTATATTACCACACCTCTTATAGGAGTAGGCGTAGCAGCTGCTAAAGTTGGTGGTGACTTTGAAGCGCAAATGAGTCGTGTAAAAGCTATATCGGGAGCAACTGGCGATACATTCGAACAGATGAAACAGCAAGCGATTGATCTAGGAGCAAAAACTGCTTTTAGCGCAAAAGAATCAGCTGCTGGAATGGAAAACTTAGCTTCTGCTGGATTTAGCGCACAAGAAATCATGAAAGCAATGCCGGGTCTTTTAGACTTAGCAGCTGTATCTGGAGGGGATGTGGCTCTAGCTTCTGAAAATACTGCAACTGCTTTGAGAGGATTTGGTTTAGAAGCAAGTGAAGCAGGACATGTCGCTGATGTATTTGCTCGTGCTGCTGCGGATAACAATGCTGAAGTTGGAGACATGGGAGAGGCATTGAAGTATGTTGCTCCTGTAGCCAATTCAATGGGTATTTCTTTGGAAGAAACTGCAGCAGCTATTGGTATTATGAGTGACGCAGGCATTAAGGGTTCTCAAGCAGGTACAACGTTGCGAGGAGCATTGTCTAGGTTAGCAAGGCCAACAAAGGCTATGCAAGATACAATGGATAATTTAGGTGTTTCGTTTTATGATGCTGACGGTAAAATGAAACCTTTAAAAACTCAAGTAGAATTACTTAAAAAAGCTTTTGAAGGCCTGACGCCTGAACAACAACAAAATGCTTTAGTAACACTATATGGGCAAGAATCATTATCAGGGATGATGACTTTGATTGATAAAGGACCTGATTCATTGGGCAAATTAACAAAATCTCTGAAAGATTCTGATGGTGCAGCTGACGATATGGCTCGGACCATGCAAGATAATATGAATTCTTCCATCGAGCAAATGTTTGGAGCTTTTGAGTCAGCAGCTATTGTAATTCAAAAGATTCTAGCACCATCCATCAAAAAAGTAGCAGATGCCATATCCGGCTTAGTAGAAAAATTTGTAAGTGCTCCAGAATCAACTCAAAAATTAGTAGTGGCCATAGGAGCAATCGCTATTGCAATTGGGCCAGTATTGTATGCATTAGGAATGCTGGTTAAAGCGTTTCAAACCATGAAAGTGGGGTTAGGTGTATTAGGTAACGGAATCTCTTTGTTCAAGAAATTAGGTTCCGCCATAGGTTTTCTTACTAGTCCAGTCGGATTGGTTATAGCTGCGGTAGCACTACTCGTTGTAGGTTTCATCTATCTTTGGAATACGAGTGAAGATTTTAGAAACTTTTGGATTGGCTTATGGGAGGGAATCAAGTCTGCTGTAAGCTCGGCAGTAGAATGGATTCAGAACGCATGGAAATCTACAGGAGAATGGTTTAACAATTTATGGAAGTCCATCAAAGAAGGTGCAGACAATGTTTGGACTACAATTCAAGAAGCTCCTGGAAAAGCGGCAGATTGGATCAAGAATAAATGGACTGAAACAAAAGAGTTCTTTTCGAGTATATGGGATGGCATCAAAGAAGCTGCCAGTTCCGCTTGGGTAGGAATTGTAAACATTCTAGCACCGTATGTTATTGCCATAAAAAATGTTTTTCAGCCAATGATTGATTTCTTTACGAACCTATGGTCTCAAATTGGATCAATCGCAGGCTCTGCATGGGAAATTATAAAAACTGCTGTAATGGGTCCAATTCTGCTTTTGATTGATTTGATAACAGGGAATTTTAATCAGTTAAAAGAAGATGCTTCGATGCTGTGGACTACATTAACTACAAATATTCAAAACATTATCACGACGTTTGTAGATATAGTTGTTGGTTATTACACAGCCTTAAAGGATACTGTGATAAATATCTGGAATGTGTTAACTTCTACCATCAAAGATGTGTGGAATTCTTTTACTACATGGATCAAAGAGACAACTAACAATATTGTAAATAGTATTAAACAGGGATGGAATAACCTAAAACAAGGGACAATCGATCTGTTTAATAATATGATTCAAGGAGCGAAAGATTTATGGAATTCTTTCAAAGCTTGGTTTATTAATCTAGTTATTGGAACTAAGGATAACATCATTCAGGGATGGGAAAACCTAAAACAAGGTACTATAGATACTTTCAACAATTTAGTAAATGGTGCTCAAGAGGCATGGGATAATTTAGTAAATGCTGTTAGTGATACGGTGGATAGAATAACTGGCTGGTTTGATAACTTGAAAAATATCGATTTATTAGCAGCCGGAAAAGCTATCATGAATAGTTTTCTAGAAGGGTTACAAAATGCATGGAAATCTGTGCAAGATTTTGTTGGAGGTATTGGTGATTGGATTCGTGAACACAAAGGACCTATCCAATACGATAGAAAGCTATTGATTCCAGCTGGTCAGGCTATTATGAACGGTCTGAATAAAGGACTGACAGGAGGATTCAATGAGGTACAGAATACTGTTGGAAGTATGGCAGAATTTATCGCGGAACTTTTCAATGCAAATCATGATGTAGATATAGCTGCAAATCTGAAAAATGCAAATAAAAACATTGGTGCACAAGTTGAACATAAAGTAAATATGGGCGGCTCTACTAAACCAGCTGTATTTAAATTCAACCTTGGAAGACAATCATTTAGATTGTTTGTAGACGATATTTCACAAGCTATGGGCGAAGGTGCAGATATTAATCTGGAATTTTAGGAGGGAATATTTTGGATCAACGAGAAAATAAAATGTACTCATTCAAAGATACAACCATTAATCTCACTAGTTCTAAACGATTCCTTCCGACGTCTGCCATGATGTACGATGGAATGTATTTAGAAGATTTGATTGATGGTTATCAAACACTTACGGTGGAAGGTAGAGAAATGCTTTCTGTAGAAGTTGAACAGCAAGAGATACAAATTGGTTCAATCATTACAAATCAGAAAATACCTTCAAGAACACTAAAAATAACATATAAACTGGAAGATAGAGATCCAGAAAAACTACAGTTTAAATTCAAAGAACTGTTGAATTATTTATACCGGAATGAAGACGTGGAAATTAGGTTTCATGATGAATTAGATTATTATTACTACGGTCGCTATACATCAACTGATACTGTTCCAGGAGACTCCAACTCGATTATTTCGAGTTTTAATGTATTCTGTGCGGATCCACTAAAGTATACGAAAGAATGTGTTAGTGATGGCTATATTGGAAATCCGGTACAGTTTCCTATAACACCAAGAAAAATTGAAGTTACTTTATCCATGAATAATTCAATCAAAATTACAAACGGAGAACAAAATATCACGATAACTGATGCGGCAATAAAAACAGGAGACGTGTTGGTTTTTGATTTTTCCGATGAGCAGGTAACTGTAAACGGAGAAGATTGTACTTCTATGATTGATTTAGAAAGTGATTTTGAGAACTTTTATCTCAAGCAAGGTCAGAAGATAACTAGCAATAATGGAAACCTTAAAATATTCTATAGGGGGGCGACAATTTGAGTGAGACAGTTTATTTTTTTGATCACTTGCAAAAACTTATTAAAAGAAAAAATAAAAGAAGTTTGATTGAAGTCTCCCAAGAAAAAGAAATTAGTTCTGATAAGAGTGATCTAATGAAAGATACTCTATACGTTACGACAAAATATGATAAAGAAATAGAGGATGCAAGATATATGGCGGTTCGTGAAAACGAGTCGTCTTTTTCGTTGTATCGAATTACTAAAGTGAGCGACCCATCTGAAACATTAGAGTTTACAGGGTTAGGATTTGCAACGAATGAATTAGATGCTTACATCATCAAAGATATTAGACCGAGTGGGCAGCCCTTAAAAAATGTCCTTAATCGATTGATTGAATTTACTGAAGGAAATTGGCGCGTTGGTCACGTAGAAGCAATGTTACCAGCAGTAACTGCAACTTTTTACTATGTCTCTGTAAAAGAAGCGTTGAAAGAATTGCAAACCTTAGGTATGGAATTTGTCTTTAGGTGTTCTTTGAATTCTGATGGAATAAAGGATAAATGGATCGAAGTATATGAACAAATTGGCGAAGAATCAAATACACGTTTCGTATATGGTAGTAAAGCATTAACAGTTGTAAGAGAGATAGATAGAAGCTCAATCTCAACTTCAATGATAGGTCGTGGGCGAGGCGAAGAGGTTGGTGACGGATACGGTAGAAGAATTGAATTCACTGATGTTGAATGGAAAAAGTCGAATGGTGATCCTTTAGATAAGCCTAAAGGCCAAAATTGGCTTGAAGATCCGGAATCAACTCAAAAGTATGGGATACCACAAAAAGATGGATCAATGAGAAAACGAGAAACCGTAGTAGTGTTTGATGATATAGATGATCCAACAGAATTACTTAAAAATACTTATTCAACCTTAATCGATTTTGCTAGACCGTTAGTACAATTCAAAGCTGAAGTTACTGGAGGAGATGTGATAGGAAATACAGTGACTATTCACAGATACGATAAAGGTTATCACTATAAAACTCGTATTTATAAAACTACATTCAATCGGCTTACCGGCCAAACGAATATCGAACTAGGGGATAATTTAACACAAGATGTTAGAAAACAAACGGCTTCTATTGTCAATAATATTAATAGTTTAGAATCTAGCAAAATGACATTTTATGAATCGACAGAGATTGGAAAATATCAAGATGACATTATGCGAGGCGCAGGAGATAATGGCGGTTCTATTTATTGGGTAAATGGAATTGAAGCTGGTGTTAGTGATAGTAGAGAAATCTATGAAACTGTTTATATGGATGGACCTAACATTCCTAGATCACGCTTTTTTATGGTCCAAAATAACTCAGGAATATCTTTCAAACAGTGTAAAAAAGGTGAATGGCAAACAATCCAAGATGTACACAATGGCAATAGCACGACTGCGTGGACGTTGGATGGAACTTTCAATGCTAATTTTATTAAAGCAGGAATTCTTTCAGGTATTCTCGTGCAAGGGGTAGCTTTAAAGACATTGGATGATAAAGATTTCCAATTAGTGGCAGAAGGAGGACAACTTTCTTTTGAAAAAAAGGTCATTTCAACTGGGCTTGACGATGTTCACGGAGAATCGCTTGGATCCATCGTAGCAACTTATGGTGGCGGAAAAATAAATGGGTTTGCTGTATGGAAAGAACCAAACTATATTTTTTCCATTAACGCTGGGGACGGCGGCGATCGAGGAAATCCTGTTTTTCAAATTCCAGCAGATGTTACTGCTGATAAGCGTAAATATAATCTTTACGGTGATGGTAAATTTTCAGAAGGGAATATAACCATAGATGGCCGTCTAGATGTCAAAGAATTATATGTGAACGGCGTTAAAATCGATACAAACGGTGGAGGCAATAATGGAGGAGACAATACTGGAGGAAACGATAACGGTTGGAATGGACAATATCCGCCAGAAGTAACTACTGACAGGGATAAACGTTATTGGCAGATTTGGGCAATGGCAATAGGCGCTGGCTTTACTAAACAAGCTGCTGCAGCCTTACTTGGCAATGCACAAGGAGAATCAGATGCTAATCCAACCGCTGATGAGGGCAATGGCGCACCAGGGTTCGGTTATGGTGTATGGCAATGGACCGATTCTTCTGGCGCAACTAGCGGACGTGTCTACATGATCAATTTAATGACAAAGGCTGGCATCAGTGATGATCCAGACACGATCACGGCGCAGTTCAAATTGTTGATGTGGCATGCACCAAATGGTCAATGGATCGCAACTAGCGCTTATCCTTATACATGGACACAATTCATGAATCTTACCGATATCAACACAGCAACACAAGCATTCGTGGCTAACTTTGAACGTCCACGTGATCCACATCCAGAACGGACGACATGGGCACAAGAATGGTATGACAAGTTTAAAGATTTGGAAATTCCTGCATCAAAAGGATATATAAAACCAATTGCAGATCCAATCAAAGTGACGAGCGAATTTGGCTGGCGCACTTCTCCAATCACAGAAGCACAAGAGTTTCATAACGGTATTGATCTTGTAAATGGAAACCCTAATACACCTATATTTGCTTCAGCAGATGGCGAAGTGATCGTTGCAGGAGATGCGAACTATTATGACTGGTATGGAAACTGGACAGTAATCAAACATGCTGATGGAATGTATACAGGCTATGCACATCAAAGCCGTGTGGATGTTGCAAAAGGTCAAAAAGTAACTGCTGGTCAGCAAATTGGGCTGATGGGGACAACAGGACCATCAACTGGAGAACATCTTCATTTCCAATTTATGGATGAATTTTATCCATCTTCTTCAGGTCATTTCCACAATGCAAGAGATTATATTGATTTTTAAGGAGTGATATTTTTGAATTTAGATCAATTTAGAGATGTCGATCTCGTGATTAGCAAAGCAAATGATAATTTTTTCCAACGTCAGTTTGTATCACAGGGAGACTATAAAGGACGAACGTTGACCGTCCAAGTTACCAATAACGGTGTAATCGGCGAAGTGCCTGGTCTCGTTTTAAACCTTCGCTGGCAGAATCAAACGAGTGGATTGACGGATTTATCTGCGTTCACATTAATTGATAAAGCAAATAGCGTATTCCGCATCGAATACCCGCGACATATGATGACACCAGGAAAAGTTATAGCAAATATCCAGGTGATTCAAAATGGGAAAATCACGCACATGAAGCCTTTTGAGCTGACAGTGCAGGAGTTGGCCGGCGAAGCAGTTGGAATCGTTGAAAAAAATGAGTACAGTGCGTTAGTAGCTGTATTGTCTGACGCTAATAAGTTTCGGACGGATATAACTTTATTGGATAATAAAAAAGCAGAAAAAGAGTACGTCGATCATTTGATCAAACAAGCAGCTTCCGGATCACCAAAAGGGATCTCAAGTTTAAACGAACTGAAAAGCAAATATCCTAATGGTACAGAAGGAATTTATGTAGCTGCGGATACTGGAAATTGGTACTACTGGAGTGGTACGGCTTGGACGGTCGGATCTACCTATGAAGGAAAAATGATAAGTGTTAAATCAGTCCAGACAGATAAACTCGCCAATTTAGTTATTGGAAAAAATCTTTTTAACAAAGATGTCCTCGAACCTGGTTATCTTGGTCGATCTGACGGTGTAGTGATTCCCGATACGGATAATGTGACAGCTGGGTTTCGATACATTGACAGCTCGAAAGGATATTTAACATTTAGCAAAATAGCAAATGGAGCGTTGAACGTTTGCTTTTATGACTCCAATTATAAATTTATCTCAGGATCAGGCATACAAATAACCCCAGATGCCGTGCACACTATCGCAATCAATCCAGAAGCGGTCTTTGTTCGATTCAGCATCAATAGGCTAGATGTTGAAAAAATGCAACTTGAATATGGTCAAACACAATCAGAGTTTGAAGCATTTTACCAATTTGATCCGGATCAAAAAAAGATTGGCGAGGATGAGCCGCCAAAAATCGAAAGTCCGGAGCAAATCGAAAATGCGATTATATCGACTGAAAAACTCGCTAATTTGGTCACTGGAAAAAATCTTTTTAATAAGGCGACAACTGTAACGGGTTATCTGGATCGTAGCGATGGCACAGTAGTGCCGGATAGCGCTAATCAAACTTCTGATTTTATACTGATCGAACCAAATTCAAGTTATGTATTAACGCCCAAAATAGTGCATGGAGCGGTCAATCTAGTTAAATATGACAGAAACAAACAACCGCTATCAAGTCAACAGATTTTACCAAACTCCACTGACCAAGTTATAAAAACAGATAATAGCGAAGTCTATATCCGTTTCTCAATCAATAATTTACATGTTGATGAGACGCAATTGGAGAAAGGGCAAGAAGCCACGGAATTTGAAGCTTATTTCAAATATAACCCGGATCTAGTGATGCCAGTTGTAAAAGGTGCAGATAATGTAGCAAATAAGCTGCTGGTATCAAAACCATCAGACGGAAACACTGCATTTCAGATTTACTGTCCAGCAGGCGCAGAAAATACGTACTTTGAATACGGAATTGGATATGAATATAAACCATATACAGACGGCGGAACGTATCAAAATGCTGAACTTTGGCGGATTGTTGGCGGTAAAATGGTAGAGTTGAATACTCAAACCGGATCTGTGATTAAAAGCGATCAAGTAGTTAATGCAGGGGCGTGGGAATGCGCCATTGAAATAGATGGCTTGCCTGACTTTCATGGAACGTACCACGGTTATGAAAAAATGGATTCTATTGACATGTATACAAATAATGTCAAAGCAGATATTAACGGAGTATTTAATGTCTGGGTTGATACATTCAAAATTATTTACCGATCAAAATTAATCAAGCAAGGAACGGAAGCCGACTATATTGCAGATGTCTTGCGAATCTATGAATGGGGTCCAGATGGGCTAAAACTAACACAACGTTATAACTGGTTACAATCTTTTGCTAGAATCAAAAACGCGTATCTGACGATGCTCCCAATCCTTCGGTGGACCAACTATCAAGATCCAAGTTCTAAATTAATTACGGATACTGCCTATACTGACTTGGATTTTATCGAATACGATGTATCTGGGACAAATTTCCAACCGGGGATTAACGCTCAAATCGATAATATCAATCAAGCAGTTATTTACGGAACGCAGTCAAAAATCAGCGCAGACGTGATCGTCAATTATAAAAACAATCAAATAAAAAACATGTTTAATGTGTCGAACGTTGAGCAATACAATAAGTTCTATTACTCTTATTGTACCGGACAAGGAGTTAATATCGGCGACAAATGGGAAGTTGAATCGATTTTTAAATTTAAAAAAGTGTAGCAATCGGCTTACGTCGATTGCTTATTTTTAATGGAGATGATGGAATTTGTTAAATGTAGAAGAGTTAGCAACGTGGGCGGGATGGTTTGCGACAATCGCTGGATTGATTTTATTAGTAATAAAACCAGTCACTGCATCTTTCTCGAAGATTACTGAAACTCTTTCAAAAGTAAGTCACAATTTAGATTTGCTGACTAAAGATTTAGAATCGAGCAAATCAGATCGATTGATGATTCATGAAGAACTAAAGAAACACGATGAAAGATTAGATACACATGCAGAAAAATTGGTGGAACACACGCAACAAATTAAAACTTTATTTAGAGAAAGATCTAGGTAAAAAAGAAAGGAGTTAAGAAGAAATGATTTTACCCGATAAGTATTATCAAGTCATTAAATGGACGGTTTTAACAGTATTACCAGCTGCATCTGTTTTAGTAGCCACGTTAGGAAAAGCGTATGGATGGAATGGAACAGATATGACAGTACTCACTATCAATGCAGTAGCAACATTTTTAGGTGTTATCACTGGTGTGTCGGCTTATAATTTGAAAAAGTAGGAGGAAACAAATGAAAAAGAAAATTACTATTACTGCGATGAGCCTATTAACGGCTCTTTTTTTATTGCCAATTAATGGGTTTGCTTATACTATTAATGACGAGTATAATTTAGCGCCGAATCAAGGAGACTCCAGATTAGCAATTCCTAACAAGATTATTTTGCACGAAACTGGAATAGATGCACCAGCAAGAAATGTAGCAGCCAACATGAAAAATAATTATAACGGAAGTAATCCTTATACCACAGATGTTATTGGTGACGGTGGGATTGTTTACCGTGTGGGTGAGCAAGGATATGTTTCGTGGGGTGCTGGTAATGCCAATCCTTATGCGCCTGTACAGATTGAATTACAGCGCACATATGATAAAGCATTGTTTGAGAAAAACTATCGAGCTTACATTGAATATACAAGAGATAGTGCAAAAAAATATGGAATTCCATTGACTCTTGATCAAGGAACTTCTTTATTTACAAAAGGAATCATTTCTCATTTGTGGGTGACAAATTATGTTTGGGGAAACCACACAGATCCATATGGTTACTTATCGCAAATGGGAGTCAGCAAAGAAAAGCTTGCTTATGATTTAGCTCATGGATTTACCGATGAAAATCCAACTACTTCAGATGATAAACCAGTCATTGATCCAACTAGAGCAGGTGCTGCAAATTCTACGCTGACAGATGGAACAAATTACGCCCACATTGATCAGTTCGGAGAAATCGAAAACGCAAACTTGCATGTGGCTGGTTGGCACATCGCTAACTATAAATACGAGTATATTTTCATTATGGACTACAATACTGGAAAAGAATTAGCTCGAGTAAGAGCTGATGGAATTTATAGACCAGATGTAAATCAAGCTTATAATACTTTAGGAAATGTTGGTTATCATGTATCTTTCAATATGCGTGATTTCCCTAATAAGAAAGTATACGTCATGATGCGTGCAACGAACGATCCAGAAGGGAACACTAAAGGCGGAGCACAAGATTTTCATGATAAACGCTGGTATTTAAATATTCCACAACGATAAAAAATAACCCCTCAACGAGGGGCAGTACATAATTAAATAAATTTTATCCAACTTAACCATTTACATTTAGGAAAAATAAGTTTTAAAAATACAAGAATATTAAGACCTAAAAAGACAGTAAAAATAATAAACTTTATTAGATTATCATTTTTTAAATTAAAAATATCGTTAATGGAATTTACCCAGTCAGAGTATCTTATTACTTTTAGAACTAGCGAAAACAAAAATAAGTCTACGAAAAAAAATAAGCTGAAAGAAAGTGTAGGATGCTTTTGCCGAATTGTACAAGAACATTCTTCTTCATTCTTACAAGCACAACTTTTTAACTTTAACCCTGTTAA